GAGCAAAATAAAACAAACGCCTTAAATGAAGAGTTAAATAATAGGTTATTAAACGAAAGCTTATCCGAAGAAAAAAGAAAAAGCATTCAAAATCAGATAGCTCAAAACGATGAAGCTTTAAGAGTTAAGCAAGAAGCTATAAAGAAAAAACAGTTTAAGCAACAAAAAGCGTTTAATATATCGATGGCTATAATTAGCACATATTCTGCTGCTGCTAAAACATTAGATGAAACTACAGGTGGTTCTTTTGCAAGAATTGCAGGAATGGTTGCAGTTATAGGTTCTGGTTTAGCTCAGGTAGCAGCTATATCAAGACAGAAATTTCAATCTTCATCGGCTCAATCACCAATAAACACATCTTCTCAAGGTGGGGCTGCAGGTGGTGGTGGTCGTTCTGAATCTTCATTTAACGTAGTGGGTAAGTCTGAAGGAAACTTACTGATAAATGCTATACAAGCACAATTTGGGAAACCATTAAAAGCATACGTAGTATCAAGAGAAGTTACCAATCAACAACAATTAGATGGTATAATTGTAAATCAAGCGAGTACTTAAAATAAAACAGAATAAAACAAATTAAGTTATCATAACATAAAGGATTTAGACATGGAAGAATTAGATACAGTAGAATTATTTATAGACGAATCAAGAGAAGAAGATGGTATTGAAGCTATATCTTTAGTTGAATCTCCTGCAATAGAAGAAAACTTCGTTGCATTAAGTAAGCATAAAGTAGAGTTTAAAACAATAGATTCTGAAAAAAGAATTATAGTTGGACTTGCTTTAGTTCCAGATAAGCTCATATACAGACGTAGGGGCGATTACGAGTACAATATAGTGTTTTCTAAAGATACTGTAAGAAAAGCGTCTGAGCTATACTTAAAACGCCTTAAACTTAACAATACGACATTAGAGCATGATGATAAGATGACAAGTGGTGTATCTGTAATTGAGTCTTGGATAGTAGAAGATCCTAATAAGGATAAGACTGCTTTATATGGATTAAATGCAGTAGCAGGTGCTTGGGCAGTTACTATGAAGATAGATAATGACGAGGTATGGGAAGATGTAAAGTCTGGTAAATATTTAGGATTAAGTATAGAAGGAATGTTTAGCGATAGCGTTGAAGATACTGAAGAGATAGAGGCTTCTGATGTTTTAGAGCAAATAAAGAATATGCTTACAGAGCAAATAGACCAATAATATGAGAGCAGTTTATTGTAAATGTAAAAACACTTATTCTATAGAATGTGATAAGAACAAAAAAAATAGCAAGTGTAAAGCACCTGATTATTGGAAGCAGGGTATAGGCTCTATTCACAAGGAATCCGAAGAGTAAAACAAGACAGTAAATTTTTAAATAGTTATATTAATATAAACCAATAAGTATGAAAGCAACAGAAATCCTTAACAGTGTTAAAGACCTTTTAAATCTTTCTAAGGAAGAGATAAAAGTTGAAGACATCGCAGTTGAAGAATCAGTAGAATTATCTACAGAAGAAGTAATTGAAGAAGTTAAAGAGGAGGTAGCAGAAGTTTTACTTGCTGAAGAGTCTGAAGAAGAAGTAGTAATCGAAGAAGAGGTTGAATTACCGTCTGGCGTTTACGTTACTCCTGAAGAGTTAGCAATAGTTAAAGCTGAACTAATCTCTATGATTAACGCATTAATCGAAGATAAGCCAATGGGTGATGTAAAGGACATTCCAGAAGAATTATCTAAACAAGAAGAAATTGAATTAGCTGAAAATGTAGAAGAAGTTGTACATTCTCCAGAGGCTCAAATCGAAAAGAAAAAGAATTTATTATCAAACCTAAACAAATCTATGACTACTGAACAGAGAGTTAATAGAATGTTATTTAATTAAAATTAAACAAAATGGCTACTACTACAAGTATTACTACAACTTACGCTGGAGAATTTGCAGGAGAATATATCTCTGCTGCTTTATTATCAGGTAACACTATCGCAAATGGTGGATTAACTATCCGTCCAAATGTAAAATTCAAAGAGGTTGTTAAAAGATTGGAATTAGACGGTATCACTAAGAATGGTTCTTGTGATTTCGCTGATACATCAACTTTAACTTTAACTGAGAGAATTCTTGAACCAAAAGAATTACAAGTTAACTTAGAATTATGTAAGAAAGATTTCCGTTCTGATTGGGATGCAATCCAAATGGGATATTCTGCATTTGACAACTTACCTTCTTCTTTCCAAGATTATTTAATCTCTTATGTTGCTTCTAAGGTTGCACAAAAGAACGAACAAAATATATGGTCTGGAGTTGCTGGTGATGGTTCATTTGATGGATTTGACGCTTTATTAACTGCTGCTACTCTTCCTGCTGGACAGAAAGTTGTTGGAACTGCTGTAAATGCAGGAAACGTTATTGCTGAATTAGGAAAAGTTGTTGACGAAATTCCTTCTGAATTATACGGAAGAGAAGATTTATACATCTATGTTTCTCAAAATGTATTTAGAGCTTACAAAAGATCTTTAGGTGGATTTGCTGCTAACGGAGTTGGTGGAAATGGATTTATGGCACAAGGAAACAACCAAGACGTAAACGTTTTATACTTTGATGGTGTAAAAATATTTATGGCTAACGGTTTAGCTGCTGATACAATGATTGCTACTACTAAAGACAACTTATGGTTTGGAACTGGTTTATTATCAGATCACCAAGAAGTAAAAGTTTTAGATATGGCTGATTTAGATGGTTCTCAAAATGTTAGAATTATCATGAGATTTACTGCAGGAGTTCAATTTGGAGTTGCTTCTGATATAGTTACTTACGGAATCGCATAGTAATTAATTTAATAATAAACTAAAAAGGGTGGTTGGTTTTCCATCTGCCCTTTTTTATTAACTAATAATAAAAATAAAAAATATGGCTTGTGATTTTATAACCGATGGTAGATTAGAACCTTGTAAGGATTCAGTCGGTGGAATTAATGCAGTTTATTTTGTTGCTTTTGGAGCAATAACTACGATTAATTACGACACAACAGATACAGATGTTATAGATACAGTGAGTGGTGCTGGAGCTATAACCGCTTACAAATTTGATGTAAGAGGTAATTCTACCTATACAGAAAACATTCAATCAAGTAGAGAGAATGGAACTACTGCTTTCGAGCAAGTGTTAGAGTTAACACTTAAAAAATTAACTAAGGAAGACCATAAAGCAATTAAGTTGCTTTCTTTCGGAAGACCTAATATTATAATTGAAGACAATAACGGAAATGCTTTTGTTGCTGGAATCGAATACGGTGCTGATGTAACTGGTGGTACAATCGTTACTGGTGGTGCTATGGGAGACATGAGTGGTTATACTTTAAGTTTTACAGGTATGGAAAAAGCTCCTGCTAATTTTATTAATGTTGCAGTTGCAGGAAATACTGCTGAAGCAAACATTACTGCTGCTGGATTTACTATTGATCCTGGAGCATAATACTTACTATTAATTACCTATTAAACCCTACCATTTCGGTGGGGTTTTTTCTGTTAAATAAAACAAAAATAAATTATTTAGTTATCATAGTATGTTAATATTAGAACCAACATTAGGAGAAAAAACAATAACTATCGCACCTCGAAAGAAGTATGAAAACATATTTAAAGAAAGGGTTTTGAATGATGATGCGGTTTTTGAAACTTCTGATTGCTTAGTTTCATTTACAAGTATTGGATATTCTTTAACAATAAGGAGAGATGGGGATGGTAAACAAGAGATTTTAAATGATCTTGAGATTACCGGTACAAGTAATTATACTCAAGTAAAATTTCAACCAACTATTCTTGAAGAAGACTCTACTTACTATATAGAAATAACTAAAGACAGTGAACTGTGGTATAGAGATAAAATATACGCTACATCTCAAACCGCTACAGAAAGATTAACTAATAAACACGAAATAGGCAATGGAACACTATACAAGACCTATAACCCTGTAGATGATAATACATACATAATATAATGAGTTCAAAAAAAAATAACATAGTTAGAAAGGAATATAAGGACAGTATTAGAGTTGTTAATATGTCTTCTTATCAAGTTCCTGAAGTTAAAGAGGTCCACAATAAGGATTGGGTATCTTTTGGCAATAATAACGATTACTTTGACAATTTAATAGAAAGGTATCTTGACTCTCCAACTAACGGAAGGTGTGTAAATGGTATTGTTGATATGATTTACGGAAGAGGTTTAGAATCTACTAATTCTGATACATTTCCAGAAGACTATGTTAGAATGAAGAAACTTCTTAGACCAAGAGAAGTTAAGAGACTTGTTAACGATTATAAGTTATTAGGTCAAGGAGCTATGCAACTTACTTACAACAAAGCGAAAACAAAGATATTAAAAGTATCTCATTTTCCTATGGAGACTTTAAGAGCTGAGAAGGCTTCTAATGGTAAAGTTAAAGCTTATTACTATCATCCTTCATGGAAGGACTTAAAGACTTCAGATAAGCCTAAAAGAATACCTACTTTTAGTAATGGATCTAAATCACAAGTAAACGAGCTTTACGTATTTAAGCCTTATAGAAGTGGTTTTTATTATTATGCTACTGTTGATTATCAAGCTTGTTTGCAATATGCTGAATTAGAATCTGAGGTATCTAATTACCACATCTCTAATATACAAAACGGCCTACAGCCAAGTTTATTCGTAAACTTTAATAACGGAATACCAAATGCTGAGACACAACAATCTATAGAATCTAAGATAAACCAAAAGTTTTCTGGTAGTTCAAATACAGGTAAAGCTATTATTGCATTTAATGAGTCTGCTGAAACAAAAGCAGATATAGAAGCTATTCACTTACCAGATGCTCACGCTCAATATCAATTCCTATCTGATGAAGCAAGAGAAAAGATTATGTTAGGACACGGTATTGTATCTCCAATTCTATTAGGTATTAAAGATAATACAGGTTTTGGTAACAA